ACAAATTAACTATGCAGCTAAAGATGTAGAAGTTTTATGTGAATTAGATAGCCTACTAAAGTCCGAATTAGCTGAGTTCAGCCTTTCACCGGCTTACAGCTTGGAATGCTTAGCTTTACCTGCCATGGCACAAATGCAGAGAACAGGATTACCTTGGAATGGGGAGAGACTTAATGATAAGAAAATTGATTATGAGCATGACATACAAGAGTACGCAAAAGATTTTGTTAGAATGCTGGATGCAGCTCTTCCAGAATCAGATAAATTACCCAGGGATGAGGATGAAACATTTAATTTACGTCCCAGAGACGAAGGCAGTGTGCGGGCCGGGACTAAAAAATACAAAGGTTTTAACTTAAATAGCCCAAAACAGTTGAAGGAAAAGCTATCTGCTGTGCTCAAGTGCAAACTCGATAGTGTTTCAAGGCAGTCCTTACGTGAATTTGCTGGGCACCACCCTGTTATTCAAGTTTATTTGGATTGGAAAAAAGCCGAAAAGAGACGCCAAATGATTACTTCAATACAAGAAAAAATGCAGCCTGACGGTTTTGTTAGAGCCAGTTACATGCAGTTAGGTGCAGAAACCGGAAGGATGACATGCTTTAACCCCAACAATCAGCAGATACCTAAAGATCCACAGTTCCGAGGGTGTGTCGAAGCTCCTGAAGGTTGGCTTTTGGTAGATGCTGACTTTAGCCAAATGGAATTAAAGCTGGCTGCTGCTATAGCTAAAGATGAAAAGATGAATCAAGCGTTTAAAGACGGTCAAGACTTGCATAGTGTTACAGCTGAATCTATTGGGTGTACGCGCCAAATAGCTAAATCAGCAAATTTTGGTCTTTTATATGGTTCTGGGCCAAACGGTCTTAGAAATTACGCTGCAGGTATGGGGGTAAGCATGACTTTAGAGGAGGCTACAAAAATTAGATCTGATTGGTTTAAAGCTTTTGACGGTATTGCTTCTTGGCACAAAGATATGTCTAAAGAAGCTGAAGAGTCTAATTGCATAAGTCAAATACGCGTACCTGTATCTGGTATGAAACGAGAGTTGTTAGCAGACATGAATAGGTTGACTATTAGATGTAATACACCGGTTCAAGGTGCTGGTGCCGCCATCCTTAAACTTGCTCTTGGTAACCTCTGGCTTTTGGTCAAAGAAGCTGGAGAGGACACAGTAAAGATTGCTGCTGCTGTGCATGATGAAATTCTGCTTCTAGTTCGGGAGGAGGCAGCCGAAGAGTGGGCAAAAACCCTAAAACAAGTAATGGAAGAGGCCGAAGCTCACTGGCTTGGTGACATACCAGCGTTAGCAGAGGTTTCTACTGGTAAAACTTGGGAGGAAACTCACTGATGATTAGCGTTTACTGCACAGACAGAGGGTGGTTCTCTTCTTGTAATGGCACGGTAATGTATCACAAGAATTTGCAGGAGGCTATGAATGCCGCTTACAGGGAGGCAAATAGTGATGGAGCGTTTAAAAAAGGCAATTCGCACCGCTACTGCAGGTGATCTTCAGCGAGCTGCAATGTTTTTAGAAGAAGCAAAAAAAGTGCGATCGGGCTGTACGAACCAGCGTGCTCAAGCTCGCCGTGCTCAATCAACTGCTTGGAAAAAGAAAACCGATTCTTCTATTACATGGTAATATAGTTGTAGCACTCTGAACAACATGGCCCTTCGGCACGGCAATAAAACTTACTTTCAGATCTTGCTGGATCCCCATCGAGCAGAGATGATTCAAGAAGCTGCAGCAAAAGAAGACAAGAGAGCTACAGCTTGGATAAGAGAAGCTATTTACTCTGAACTAAAAAGATCTAGTCCTGTTTCTTTGTACAATGAAGCAATGGCTAAAGATCAAGCAGAGTGGCGGCAATCTATTCGTAAACGTGTTGAAGGCCGTTCCAAGCAAAAGGATTGATATGAGATACATATTAAAAACGCACCAGCATGATCCCTTGTACTTGGCAGCTTTTTATAAAAACCCTAGACAAGTTTGTTTGTTTACGCCGTTTTTAGAAGATGCTTGTAGTTATCGGGACAAGAATATGGCGTTAGACGCTTCGCGGCATTTAAAAGATTTGTTTTTTATTGATGCAGAGTTACTAAAGGTGCCTGAAAATGACAAGTAACTCTTGCTCCGCAAGTAGCTGGAGTACAAGGCCACAAGACAACATTGATGCGGCAATAGCAAGAGTAAAAGCAACTCTGCATGAGTCCGATCCAAAACTGACCACTCTCGAAAAAGCTATTAGACAGGCTATTTTGAGCCGGAGAGTACGGCGTCCAATAAGGCAATGTGACCCACCGCCTGTTTAAGTAATTTTCCTTGGTGCCACTGTTGACGTGCCATGGCAACACATAGCTGGGAAAGAACGTCAATGTTTTCGCAGTCTTCTATTTCTCTGATGCTACGTTCCAGGGTCAGTTCTTCCTCAAGGGTTTGAGTAACGTGCATCCATTCCATTGATGGCTCGTTTTTCGGAAGCATAAGGTTCCTCCGTCTTGAACCGTATGTAATCACCTATAGCCGGGAATAACCAGTCTTGCACTGGTAAACAAGTCTGCCAATTTACGGGTTGAACACAGTTCATCACGACTGTCGTCCAGAACGCACTGATATAGCCCCAATTCATGTGGAGCCTTGCTTGGTTTTTAAAATGCTTGAGGCTGGTGTCCTACCACCAACCTCTGGGTAAGAAACGCCGGCAAGCATCTTTGACCTACACCCATGCTGATTATAGGCTATCGGTCTACAAACACAGCCCAGCCGCTTGCTTCGCCTTCGATCAAGAATCGTTGGTAGAAAGCAGACCGTGACATCCTGATCCGCTCCCCTGACTTTGTAGTGTCATGGCCGCCATGTTCCATGTCTGGTAAACCCATCGGATCCATGGCAATGAAATCATCCTTGTCATAGCCCATGATTACGCTCCAATGGCCGCAGCCATCGTTGTCGCATACTGCTGGCTTTCCTTTTGAGAAGTCACCTTTATGCAACCAGCCAACCATTAACGGTCTGCCAGCATCAATTTCAATTTCAATATCCTCTACTCTTGTGTTTTTGCGGAACTCAGCGTCCATGCCAAGTGATCTCAACGCAGACACTTGGGCATGAACTTCGGTTGTGTCACCAAATTTTCGACGTACATGCCGATAAGCGTCTTGGCTTTTTACGCTGCGGTGGAACGCCACAACCATGGCGCTTGCTGCGTCAAAACATTCTCGGTAGCCATAACCAGTAGGGCTATCTAGCTGGTTGTAGTACGGGACGCCATAGATCTCTTGATGGATGCCGCTTGCCTTCCACATGGAAAACCATTCAGCTTCATCATCGAGTAGTTCTTGGTCGATGACACGTTCCAGCTCCGCAATTGCAGCTAGTTGATGGGGATCGCCTTTTTTAAAAAACTGGAAAAACGGAAGGAGTGACAACAAGCCCACGATTACAACCCAAACCCACATTTACTTCTCAACGCGATCCTCGGGAAACAGTAGATCTCGGACATACTTACAAGCCACATCGTCTAGCTGGTTGTCTGTCTGCTCGCTGATCTTGACCAGACAATCCAGCAATAACTGTTTTACGGCTTTTGACTTGATGAAGCCAAACAGGATTGGCTTTAGCAGTAACACCATGACGGCACTGTATTTGCCGCAATACTAGACGCGGTTTTGATGACCCTCAAGCCTGGCAACATTCTGCTCTAGGTCTGAGATTCGAGCGAATAGCTCCTGGTCCCTAACCCTTAAATCCGCATGGAGAACATCCATACGGCTCGCTAAATTATCGACAGCTGAAGTCAGACGTACCAACGAATCCCTTCCATGCTGGTTATCGCGGTTGGCACCTTTAATGCCAGAGGCAGCAACGCCTATTGACGCACCAGCAACAGCAGCCCAGATTTCAACCACCATTCGACCTATAGCGTTAATTCATCATGGCAGAAGAACAGGCAAAGCAAGAGCAAGAAAACGACAACTCACGCCTAGGCGATGTAATTAAGGTTGTCTTGCTTGCTTGGGCAATGGCAATCCTGACCGCTAACTACCTTGGCGTGTTCAAGCAATCCCTTGATCCGACCTACCCAGCTTCCATTTTGAGTGGAACGGCGGCCTCGTTTGGCTTAGCCGTCGGGGGCAACAAAAAATCTAAAAAAGAAGAGCCTACAATTAAGGAACAAACCCCTACGTCCAAGCCCAAATGAGACGTTTTCTCTTTGTATCGTGTCTAACGTTTTTTGCGATAAGTCCTGCTTCGGCGGACATCACGCACGCTATTAAGTCCTCAATCTCACTAACTGTTGATGGAGCGGGATCAATCTCAACGCGCGTACCGTCTTCAGTGGCAGTATCTGGCTCTAACGTCACTTTGGGTACTGCTCCTACTTTGGGGACACTTACTTCCGGGACTGCTCTTGGGTACACTCCTGGTGCTTACAGTATTACTACTGCTGGTGACAGCTTTTCATATACAGAGTCGTATATAGAAGGCGATGATGTCCCAACCGTATTGTCTACAACTGTCACTGCTGGCGTAGTACCAGCTATGCCTATCTTCGGTAGCAACACTACAACTTCGGGCGGTGTAGCAGGCACTCTTGCAGGGACCATTGCTACGGATGGCGCACTAGCTATTACTGCTGGTGGTGCTGGTACTACTGCAATTGGACAGGTAATCCAAGAACTCAGTATTCGTTAATGCGAGTTCTGCTGCTTGTTCTGTACGCAGGCTTCGACCTGTTAGCAACTGCCGCTCCAGTAGCAGCAATTCCCGTAGTGCCAAATTTTCAGCAAGGTGTTTTGTCTTCAACCACAAGCACTAAAACAAAAGTTGTTGAAATTATAAATTCATACGAGTACAGAACAGGCTATGAGTACAGCGCAAGCGGAACAAATATTGAGCCTGTTGGTGGTGCGATTGCTCCGGCTAGCCTGACTTCAACAACAAACACTCTTAATGGTGTTGCTAGCCGCTGGACTGGCCTTGACCCTGCCAGCAAACCTGTCTGGAACATAGTCAATCAAGCAGCATCTTTTCAGTTTGTTGAAACGCTCCAAGGGCCAGGGCTTACAAATCACACCTTGATTAGCAGAGAGACAGACGTTGAATCTTTAACGGAAACAATTAGCACCTTTAGCCAATGAAGCGAGTTATCGCAACGCTTTTGCTGTTAACCGCTCCAGCGCAAGCACAGGTCTCAAGCACTGCCGCTCCAGTCGCAAACAGCAGTGGATCAGTCACAAATCAGGCTGTTCAAGTCGTACCATCAAGGCAATTTACAAACACTTACGGTGGAGGCATTAGCTGCCAAGGTTCAACTTTAAATATCAACCCTTTTATTAGTTCCACAACAGGATGGGCAGACCCTTACGAAAGTCACTACAACGAAGCTGTTTACGACACGCTTGATCTTGTTGGTGCGTTTGATCCTGAAGGCAACCCAATACCAGACGGTCGACCAGACAATCCTGGCAATGTTCTTTTCTATAAGCCAATGCGAACTGGACAAAAAACAAATTTCTCAGTAAACGGTGGCATTACAGCAACAATTTCAATACCACTAGACCGTCATCACGTTAGAACGTGCCGTAAAGCAGCTGAAAAGCAAGTGGCGCTTTTAGACGCAACACTTGCTGACAAAAGGCTGAACTACGAAATTGCAAGGCTTAAGAATTGCGCCAGCCTGATGAAAGATGGAATTATGTTTCACCCCAAGTCGCCGTATTCTCAAATCTGTGCTGATGTTGTCCTGACAAATCCGCCTGGTGTTCTACCGCCCCACAAGCATTCAATTCCTACTTCTTTAAAGACCTCTGAAACTTTCGACGCTGCCAAGCAGACTCAACAACAACCTTCTTCCCCAGCTTCTCTTTAATTTTTTTGATCGTCTTTTTAACTGTCGGCTTGATTGTCTTAAGCAGAAAGTCACCTAATGGTTTGGCAAAAATTGCTGCTGTCGTCGCAACTACCGCAATCGTTGCTGTCGTCACTACGACAGGCGAACCAGGCAGATGGTCGCCAAGGATGGCTGGTATGTCTAACGGGTCGAGTTGTGCCTTGCATTCTCCATCAATCCGTTCATAACCAATGATTACAGCCGTTTGTAGCTTATTTTTAGCTCCAATGGGTACTGCGTCAGGTGGCGGGCATGGCAACTCTGTGGTTACATTTGGAATGCCAACGGTGTCAGCCACCATTGGTGAAGGGGACTTAGCCGGTTGTTTGGAGGCAGCCGGTTTTTCTTTTGCTGCATCAACGTCTGGGTCAATAGCTGGAGTTTTTGCTGATCCATAGGTCAGCGTGCCAGGTGTAAAATCCATCGCGTTAAACGATGGCATCGTTCCATCGCAAACAACAAAATTACCCCTGCTGTCATTTGTGTAAGCGTCTGAGTTGCCAGGTTGTACGTTTCTCGTCTCAACACAGCCAGGTATCTCAGCCACTGGGAAGCCCAGCATTAAGGTGATAGGAGGTTCCGGTGGAAGGCTTAGGGGAGGAGTTGTCCTCCATGCAGGTATTTCAAGGATTTCAATTCTTCCTACTCCAATCTCAGGTATCTCAGGCATGAAGTCAGACCGATTTGTCGCAGGTCAGTTATGGATCGAGCGCAAGAAAAACCGCGAAGGGCCGCCTATCAGTTACACCGTACTGAAAGGTTTTAGCTCAATGGGTTTTACAGACAAAAAAGAGGTTTTAAGATTTATCCGTTGGCCAAAAGGCACTCCTACAGGCGATTCTGTGCGCGAATGGTTGGCAAGCTTTGATGACAAGGCATCAGAGCCTGCGCCGGAATTAGACATGGCTCAGCTCGCAAAAGAAGGCTTTGGACCTGAAGCTCACTAAAACGGCAACTTAGGTGTTTCAATTGCTGGGCCTGTTGCTGATGGCAGTTCAGGCATCACATCATCAAGCTTGGCTGGCACCATTTGAGTCATAACCTTGGTTAGCTCTAGCTTTAGCTCGCTCATGTAATACTTCGTCAGCGATGGGATTCGGGTGTAAAGCACAACCGACCCAACAACCATCGTTCCAGACATCAAGAACCCTAGGGCTCCGGCCAGATTGAAAAACTTTTGCATAATGATTCCAGATAAAACAAAAGGCCCCCTTGCGGGAACCTCTTGTCGGCCTGTGTGAGAAACCTAAGCTAGTTATAGCTCAGAATGCGTACTTGACACCAAGCTTAGTTCCAACAGAAGGATCTTCTTCTGTAGTCAAAAAGCTGAGTTCGCCATAAACCCCAACGTTTTCGGCTACTTGAACGTTTCCGCCAATTTTGCCGGAAATTTCAAACTCACCGTCTTCGCCTTGTGGGCTGACGAAAGCTGGACCGCCTTGCAGGTAGTAGCTGTAAACGTCCTGGCCTCCCTCAAAGCCAACGTGAAAATCTGTGGTTGCGCCTAGATAGTCGCCGTCTGAATAACCAGCGTTATTCTCCACGTTCACATACGGGCCTGCCAAGGCAGCTGAACCAGCGAGAACACCAGAAACAGCTAGTGCGAGTGCTTTGATCATTGTTGAAAGAGTCAACGTTTTCTGTAGGTACTTTAACTGGGACAGTCAATGGACAGTTAAGGATCTGCTCTTCAGTTCTCATCCGTTCCAGGGAACGTTGAGAAGTGCTTCTTGTGCAGTCCGGTGTAAAGACCGCATTGTGGATGGTCAGGGTTGTCGCGGCCTTCAAGCATGAAAAGCATGGTCATCCATGTATTTCTATTGTTCATGGCTTGAAGATCTTCCGCTCCTGGCTTGCAGGGAATCATTGGATCAGGTCTAGTAGTCACGTCGTTCGTCCTCATAAAGATCGTCGTCTGGGTTGAAAGCTAAGACAACAACTGTCAGTACAACCCCAGCCAGTACACCAAGAGTAAACATCAAGCAGGCTCCGTTGGCCAAGCTGTTGCAACAGCAGTATTAGCAATCATTTGCTCATTACCGTCACTATCAAGGTCCGGTTTTATGACCGTAACGTCATTGCCTTCCGAGTCTTTTTCAACGACCGTTTTTGTCTTGACAATCGTTGCTGACCCAAACAACAGCTCTTTTAACGCCTCAACAGTTTTGCAAGCGTCGATTTCGGTTTGGCGCGTATTGCACGACGTGCGAACAGCCGCTCGATATGTCTGCCATGGAGCTGGCAGTGCGGCCTTGGCTGCAGCAAAACTGCTGTTGACTTCTAGCTCTTTGACAACGCGCCAATCAGACGGTGCAAGCAACAATGCTGCAGTTTCGTCTTGCGCTGCTTTCCACTGTGTCTTCAACCCTGTGGTTTTGACTTCAACGTCATCAACGGTTTCGGTCTTGTCGTCAAGCTGCTTTGGATTATCAACGCCCCAATAAAACCGCTGGTCCCAAGATTGCTGCTCAACGCCCCAACTAATGCCAAGCATGGCTCGGTCTTGTGAGCTGCTTAGTCGAAGCCAATTGGCAGGGTATTGCACGTCGTTATGGGTCCATGGAATATCCATGGGTAAACCGCGAGCGCCGATGTAATAGCCCATAAGGATTCAGGTGATGAGTGCAGTTTAACGAGCAAGCCCGCCATTGCTGGCGAACGGGTTGGAAGCAAAAGCCATCCAGATATAAACACCATTAGAAGCGTTAAAATCTAAATTTGCACCTCTAATTTTAAAACCATTAGATAAAAAGTCACATCGCGTAGTTACTGTCTCGGCAGCATAATCATTTGCGCGCAAATCTTGTGTTACAGCGTTAAATGAGTCTCTCTGGTCGTCCCAGATAAACCAATCATACCCAGAGCCTCCGCCATCACTTCGTTTCACCATAAGCCACGAAACCTTAAAGCCGGTATACACAAATGGACCTGATGCATTTTGATTGCCGGTGTATTTTCCCATTGCACTATGTCCCGCTACAGGTGTAAAACAATAAGCAATTGCTTCATCTGTGCTAATACCAGTAACGTCTACCGTGCTACCAAATACAGCGTTGGTTGGGGCACTGGTTCCCCAGAAATTACTTCCGCTTGCGACACCACTATTGCCGTTTAAAATCATGTATTGGTCTTTCGATGTAGCCGCAGAATGGTAAACAAACCAGCTTGTGGCTCTGTTTCTATTTTTATAAATTATGACAGCCGGGGCACTGTTTAAACCGTGCCCTACGGTAAAAGAACCAGAAGCTGGATAATCATAACTAACAATCGAAAAACCATTTTCGGGTGACGCCTTTACTTGACTTGCGATTGATGGACTAGCTGGGAAAGACCATCCAGTATTGTCAGTAAGTCGCACTCCATCAATTTCAAATCCGTAACACAGCAGACCTTCACCGCCAGTCGCTGTTTTAGTAACGACTATTGACGAAATAGAGCCGCTAAAAGCTACCGTAGTTTTTGTTGTAGCTGAGGAGCCTGTGGTCAAATTAAAAGCCGTACCTCCGTTAATGGAAATAGTGCCAGCTCCACTTCCAGTAAGCCCACCAAAGAAACTTACAGTTGATACACAAGTAACAGCTGGACTAAAACTTAAAGTGACAACTGCCGCTACTGAACCGTTACCATTGGCGTGCCCATAGTTAGAAGTATTGGCGTCGAAGATATATGTTGCAGGGTAAGAAGGCCACCAACTGCCACTGTTTCCTGTTGTCGTAATATTGCTGCTCCACGTCTGAGCTGAGTTGGTTATTGCGCTACTAATTGAGCCAGCAGGAATCGTAGATCCAGCAGTATCACTGGTGTTTACCTGGAAGCCCATTCCAGAATGAGCTGTGCAATATACATACAGTGTTGGTGCGCTTGCTGCAATCACAATCTGCGTAAACGCTCCAGCACTACCTGGCGTTCCAGCAGTCGTGACACCTGTTGTGTACTCTGATCCACCGCCATGCGTTCCATCGCTAGTAGTAGAGAACCGCAGAGGATGACCACTGTTTGTGGCGGCTGACTGATCAAACTTGTAAGTGCTGCCTTCTGCAAGGGTTAGCGTTGGCTGCAAAGCACTATCGGCGTAATACTTATTGCCAGAGCCGGGATTTGCAACTGTAATTGCATAGGTCTTGTCGCTATTAGCTCCGGCGTTCCAAACCCAACTAATATATGAGTGCCCATTGTAGTTTACATAACTTGCTGATTGCCCACCGTTTACAACTGTATGCCCATCACTATTGAAGGCACTGACGTAACCATAACCCGATCCACCCGTAGCATCAAAACAAGCCCCTTCTATACGAGTTTGATCACTATTTAAACCTTTTAATGGGCCGACACCCCGGACTGTGTCATAAAGCAAGTTGGCTATTGCACCGCTTCGATACTTCGTCCACACCAGATCAGGGCTCATATTCATTCCACTAATTGCTTGTGTTGAGCCATTTCCGTTGTACCTCACCACATCCATTGCGGTCGAACTATCCGCAATTGTTGGTGTCGGTAAATTTGCTGTATTTAAGGACTTGTAGCCAGCAGGCGCTGCATTACTGAAGGCACGCTGCCCGAAGTTATGGGAAGTACCTGACCCGTTGTAATCAGCAGTTAATGGGGAATACGGCCCATTCGCAAGGGATGAAAATGCTACGCCTTGTGATGCTCCGTTCTTGTAAAAAGTTAAGCTTCCGGCATCTGCATCAAATGCAACGCCAATGACGTCATTTGTAGCAAAACTAGCTCCGTAAGAAACTAAAGTCCCATTAAATTTGTGGCCTGAATTATAATAACTACAACGAGTGATTACAGGGCTTTCGTAGTTTTTAACATTAGTAGCTTGTATCCCTGGCCCTGGAGCGTACCCGTTTGTTGCTGTTATTGTTACTTCCCAATACCACTTACCAGAAGCCATTGAAAAATTAGCACGCTTCCCGCTATAATCCGTTGACCCACCAACTTGATTTAAATTGCCATTTGATGTAGTTGCATAACCGCCTGCCTCTAAAGGATTTAATGTCGCATAATTGCCAACAATTGATCCGCCGGGATCACCACCACTCGATGCAGTGCCGTTGGTTGGTGAGTCAACAAAGGAGTCGTTATTGACACCTGCCGCAACGCTGAAGTTGGTCGGCGTAAAGTTGTTAGCATTGCCCGAAGTATCTTTTCCTAAAGTTGCTGCAGTTGCGTTGCTGTTGTCCGCAAAGGCGAGGTGGTATCCGTTGCTGGACAAAGATACGCCGGAGTCAAGTAAATATTTGCCGTTAATTTTTAAATATTTTAAACGAGCAGAACCGCCATTACCTTGTATGGCAATTTCCGTTAATGATGCAGGGATAGTACCTGTAACGCTTGCCTCTACAAATCCCCCTCCGAGATTCGATTGATTTACCGCAACATTCGTGCCATTAAGCTTGATAACACCACCAGGGCATGAATATTCAGTAGAGAAAACAATTGAGGTTACATTCGCTAGTGCAGTTCCAAACTCAACATATAACCAAGTACCTGCCGCACCAGTTTGGCTATAAAGAAAATTAGTTAAATCAGCATCAAATGGATTGGTGGCAGCAAGCGAATCGGGAAATGTAGTAGTTCGGCCTGAAGTGGAGTAAGACGTGTTAGCTGTAGTTGTGGTTTTCATGCCAGAACTCCACGTCTGACTTTGATCAACTGCTGGCCCATACGACCCAGCGTATTCTTTAGGACGCCACACGCCGCTGCTATCAGTCTCACCAAAATCTGTTCCTGCTAATGCTTGACCATCGATAAAGTTCACCTCCGCTAGCATCATATTTGAATATGCTGCTGCTACTGATTGTTTGCCAATGTTATGCTGAGTAGCTGAATTGATTGCAGTATCAGTGTTTTGAGCGATACTTGAACGCTGGTCTGTCGTCCAAGTAGTTACTTCCGAACCGTTAACGTACAGCTTAACTCTATTAGCCGCTGTTGCTTGTGTTGTGTCAAATGCTAAAACAAAATGATAAAAAGCAGAAGGATCACGAAAAACTTGTGCAGTCGCTAAATAAGCTCCACTAAGTTCAATATAAAGTACAGTTGATGAAAAATAAAATTGAAAATAAGGAGAGCTACCAGCAGCAAGAATGAATGTTTGAGCTACAAGATCTGTGCACTTAACCCACCCTGACCAAGTCCACGTCTTGCGGTTAGACGCAGAACTTGGAGTGCGATTAAGATATGCCGAATCAACGTAATTGAATCTAAGCGACCTAGGTATTTCAAAATCCGGAGCCGCTCCTTCAGTCGTTGCTAGAAACAGCGGACTTGCAGCACCAGGAATACTCATGAAACGTTTAGCAGCGAGGTTACCGTGATGCGCGTTGCGCTCTCGCAATAATACGCCAATACATCAACAGCAGCAGCCGTTGTCGTCAACGTTGGTGCCGTACCACCAGCGAATTTATACTTCGTGCCCGCATAAGCAAGAGTTCTGCTTCCCGTTCCGTCCTGCGTAACCACAATCACTCCAGACTGACCAGCAGTCACATTGGTTGGATCGCCAAGTGACCTGTTGCCGCCAAGCGTCACGCTGAAGTTGTTGCCGAGCGATAAATCCACCGCCACAGTTGCCGCATCGGTCAATGCAACAGGCGTTCCACGCTGTGCTTTTGTATAGTTCTGAGCAACAGCAAGGCCAGCAAGCGTCGTAGTAGAAGCTGGGATCGTGACGGTAACGTCAGCACTGGGGTCAGCCACACTTAACGTCAGCTCATGCGCGTCAGGCGTTGCACCTTCAAAGATCAGGCTGCCATTAAACGTAGGGTTGCCAACAAATAGCGATGTGCTATCGAACGTTGCAACACCTGTGACATCTAACGTTCCAGGGACATCAACGTTGCTTGTAAATTCAACGCTGTTGCCGCCAGAGTCAGTTTGCAGCAGTTGACGTGCTGTACCGTTTGCCAGCTTGCTAACTGCAATCTCAGCCGTAGCACTTACATCAGCATTAACGATCGTGGCATCAGTCAACATTGCGCTGGTAACTGTCCCTGTATCGCCTGTGGTTACAACGTTTCCACTGACATTAGGGAATGTAATTGTGCGATCGGCTGTAGCATTAACAACCGTGATTGTTGTCTCGTACTGATCATTTGCAGAACCTTCAAACGCCAAGACAGCGTTCTGCCCCAACAGCACCGTTCCAGTAAACGTTGGGCTGGCTGCGCCAATCTTCCCTGTATCAAGCCCTTGCAAGGCAGCTTGCACATCTGTTGCGGTAATACCTCCAGTTGCAACAACAGAGATATTTGCTGCGGTCTGGCCAGCGATAGCGTTGGAGACATCGATTAATTGGAACGTGCTCCCCGCGCCCAACGATATGAGCATGTCGGGTGGAGCCAAGCTCACTGCAGGTGCAGTACCTGAACCTGTTCCCGAGTCACTGACGACCACGTAATAGTTGAGATTGCCAGTTGCAGGCGACGGCAACGCGCCACCAGCCGTAAAGCCAGCAGCAGAGCCAGCTGTCGTAACAGATCCAACTAAATTGGTGTTTGCGTTATACGTTCCAGCGTTAACAAGGTTGCCGCTAATAACCGTGATAGGCAGGAACGATTGCCCTGTAAACACGTAAAGATCTTCGTTTTTCTCGTCGAAAAAGAACTGGCCCTTGAAGTCACCAGCAGGGAAAGTTACAACGTTATCTGTGGCACTAGCGCCACCAAACTTGGTGACAGATTGATCTGCAAGTTTTGACGCAGTAATCGAGTCGTTGGCAAACAACGCACTGCCAAAAGTCCCTGATGTAACTTTGCTCGCTTCTATGACAGGAATATCACTAGCAACAAGCGTCGCACCTGTTGTGATATGGCCTTGAGCGTCAACTGTCACTTTTGTGTAAGTGCCAGCCGCAACAGAATTGCTGTGATTTATGTTGTCGTTAGTGTCAACAACAAGCCCTGTCCCAGGGATAACAGCACCTTTCGCTGTACTGGTCGCAGCCGGTAAATCTGCTGCTGCTAAAACACGACCTCCAGTAATTAAACCTTTGGCGCTGTATGTAACAACGTGATGCGTCGTGCTAGCTGATACGTCGTTATCAACGGCAATCGTGTTGGAGTCAAGGCGAAGCCCTGCTCCGTTAACAATCACACCACCTTTTGCGCTTGTTGTTGCAACAGGAATGTCACTGCCATCAATTGTTCTGTAAGCAACCGTTCCACCAGCACTGGTAGGACCAGCCATAAACTGGTTGGCTGCAGACGTGCCATCAATTGTTGCTGCAACTGCAACACTGCTGCCATTTGTCGTAGCTGTGATGTTGATGGTGCCAGCCGTGTCGCCAGTTACCGCATTGATCGATCCTGCCGCTTTTAAACTGACCCAAGCACTACCGTTCCAGCAATATAAAAAATTATCGTCAGTATCTAAAGCAAGCTGACCCGTAAACGCCCCAGAGCTTGGCAGCGTTGTAACGAGATCAACAGTAGATTCATTTCCCAGCTTTGCTGCTGTAATCCCTCCAGCAGCGACCTTTGCCGTAGTTATTGCAGCATCGGCAATGTCAGCGGTGGCAATGCCACCAGCCTCAAACAAGATTTTTGCACCTGGGATTGTGTCGTCAGCAATTAGCGTGACGCCATTTGCCACTAGATCGCCAATTGTCAGTTTCTTGGTTTCGCTTGCGCCTACATCAACGACAGGAACCACATCAGCAGCTACTAGAGCGGCACCTGCAAGAGCTTGCAGTTCACTGATTTTTAAATCAGCCATTGGTTGTCAGCTCCGGATCACGTTAATTGCTGTAAGCCCAGCTTAGCTGCATCGTCTTGATCCAAGTTCAATTCACCGCTGTCTTCCTGCAAAAGGTTGATTTGTGGCTCGGTTTCTACACGCAGCCGTAATTCACCTGTTGTCACAAAATCAGCCGTTATCTGCACCGTATTGTCTACAGCAAACTGAATCGCGGCTGCTGTAATAATCCCTTCTACGCGCCAAAATATTTCATCATTACTCCGGTCTGCCACGCCGCTTGGGTTGTATCCAGCTTTCTTTAAGAAAAAGCGTCCAATAAAATTACTGCCAACCTGTGTGCGGTGCGCTAGCTCGTATAAATACATTGGCAATTCTTCTGTCGCATTGCCCGTATATTCCCAAAAAGCACTAATGCGACCAGAGCCAGAAATTAACGTGTTTACCCTGGTGCGAAACTCATCTGAAAGGCCCGTAGTGTCTACAGTTTCACGCTCAGTGTTAATCTCATAACTGTTAACTTGCGCCAACAGTTTTGGGCCTTTACTCGAAACAGATATTTCTACTGGAATAGCATTCCCCGGAGCTGCAAGCGCAATCGAATTGGCTATGCCACCGGTCACAGCATGTGCAAAACTGTTGTAAAGCCTTATCCCGTCTAGCTCGTCAACGTAAATAAACTTTTTAACACTTGTATCTGTGTACCCGTTGATAAAATCTAATCCGCTACCATCTCTGCTTGTGATTTCTATTTCATCACCGGTTAAAAGCTGGCCGTGGTCAAGATCTGTAAATTTGTTTAGGTTGCCTTTTGCGTCAACACTTTGGTTTGTTTTAGAAAAACTAAAGCGTTTGCCCGCTACATTGACGCTTCCAGTATTAATCGTTGCTACTATCGTGCCACTGTTAAATACACGCCTTAATTCAATTTGTCCTTGTGACCCTAAGTATACAGTCATTAAGTCGCCCCCGTATCGCCTATGGTTACTTCCGCAAGCTCGCCGGTCCCTTGAAATGATATCTCAGCCCTTACGATATCAGCCGTTGCTGCTCCAAAACTAGCGCCTGTAACGTAAGCATTCATAGCAATATTTTTGTTGTTTACACCATCTACTATTGAAAATGTTAAACGAACAATGTCTGCGGAACTTACGCCATCCGCTCCAGACTTGTATATTTTACTAAGCAAGGATGTTGTGTTAAATGCACTGGGGCCTTCTCTGTAGTACAGCAGTGTTGCGCTGCCGGTATAGCCGACAACCCCTGGGGAATAGCTTCTCAAATGGTCGCCTATCGTCGTGGTTTCCAGTGTCTCAAGACTTGCTTGCACTGAAAAACTGACTACCTTTGCAACGTCAACGCCGCTTACGCCGTCAGCACCGCCTACGCGAAGGTTCCCGTCTCTGCCCGTAAAGACCTTGCCTTCTGTTCCTACTTGGCCTGCTGACATTAGGTACTCTCGTCAATGACGTCAATGACGCCAATCAGATTCACTGTAACAGTGCTGATGCCAGGGCGCACCTGTACCACTTGAGGTGCGCTTTCGTACCGGTAAGCATTGCCAGCGGCTGACGCTCCAAGCGCATCTCGACTTCCTTTCCAGCCCGCTCGAACAATTTTGTTGACACCGAAGACAGTAAATGTTCCCTTCATTTCGTCGTAGTGGTCAAGAAATAATTCAGCATTCGCATCAGTGATATTTGCGTAGCTCAGCGACAGCTTCATGTTGGTGCGTAAACTGCCGTACAAGATTCTGGCTTCTGCTCCGTTTTGGGACTTATAAGTTTTGACCGGGTAGGAACCAGAGTCAAAAGATTGGCTAGTAGGACGTACCAGATTACCTTGTGCGTCAGTCGTAGGAAACGGAGTGGTCATCAGTCAAACACCACGAAGTTGTCGTCTTCTGATACTAAATCAGCAAGCTGGCTTGAGCCGTCTTCGTAGCAAGGATGCTCTGAAGCCACAATGTCAACAGTTCCCTCTTGGGAGAACGTTAATTGTTCCACAACATACACATTCTCTGAATTTTTAGGTGAGCGCACTGTAAATATGATGCCTCTAAATTTTTCGTCTTGCACATGGCCGTTAGACACTTGCATCATGCCATTATCTATATCCACTTCTCCTGAACCTGCTTTAAAAAATGTCACAGCATACTGGCCGTCGGAAAGAGGCTGGACGCTATTAACCTGCCCACCACTTGATACTGTTCCATTATTGGCGCTGCTGTAAGGGCTTGATTCTGTAATAACTTTAATGTATGAGCCTGCTTTAAGATTGAGCCCATGCACTGTTGTTGAGAAGCTAACTGTATGGGTAACTAACTTGCACAAGGACAAGAAATATTTTGCAACCATTACTGCGTGCTCGCGAGATGTGCAAAACTGCGTTAAATCAAATTGTTCATCAGCGGGTTGTTCAACATTGCTTTTGTTGACAGGGTTAAACACTGACGCGGCGCCTTTGACAACAATGGACCTTTCTTCAGGCAATTGGTTTGGGCGTTCATGCCTATAACGCACAATTGCTTTGAACCGCCGACGTTCTTCTGATCTTAAATATTCAATCTTAAAAGTGTCTTCTAGTATGTTTCCGCCTGTAAACAATTGAGAAATGGTAATCGCCCCTGTTTCTATGTTGCCGTTGTCTTTAGAAGGAACAGCGGGCGTCAAGGAAAACTTGCCGTCTGAAATAACAAAATTGCATAAGAAATTAGGGGCAAGATCCATTACAAACTGACGTAAGTTTGTCCTTTCAACTATCGGCCCATTAAAAAACAACTTGTTTGCACGCAAAAATTTTGATGTCTGTATCATTGCGTCTTTGTCTAATAACACAGGCTTTTCGCGAGTCATGCCTAACGACGCTCCAGCGCCTGCCGTTTGGTCGGTAAACAAGTAGTAAACAAGATCAGTAAATAAATTACTTGCACCAATAACGTGGTTGTTCTTTCCGTCGTAATTTTTCTTGTGTGGATGTAGCCGTTCCACCTGAATGCCGCCGCTTACCCAGCAACGAAGCTGATCCAATTGCGTAAAATTTCGCCCTGCCTTCAATGACAACCCAGCTAACGTCAAGTTATTGAAACGAGGGCTTGGGCTGTCACCCTTAGGACCAAGGTCGTTTTCTTGAATTTCGTTAACGTAAACAATCTGATGTTCTGGCTCGTTAGCGTTTGATTTTTCTACAAACTCACGGTAATGGCTAATATCAGAATATTGTGTTTGTTGAGCAAAGATAGCCTTGCCACTTAGCCCAACCTTAGGAGCGGTTGTGTCTAAATTGTTTATTCGATACACCGCTCCAGCCACTGAATAAGACGAGCGAAACGGATTGGTAAGCGTAATGTTTTGAGTATGCGTAAACTCTTCGTCTACTTCCCAGGTGTTGGAAGTGTCGCGTACAACAACTTTTACTGTTGGCGACGTCCATATACGCCTTTTAAAGCCTGTAAAGTTGTTGTCACTTTCAACAACTTGGCTTGTCAGCTCAGCAACTATTGTTTTGTTGTTTTGCTGTTCTGTATTTCTTCGCGTTTGAAATTCACCGAGACCATAGCCGCTAGCTGCTCCAAAAACTTCATGGTAGTAACCTTGGTTTCTTCCACCCATAACATCTATCTTACGAGTCTCTTCACATTTTCTAAATCT